CAGTTCCACCATGTGGTTCCATACGCTGACCATGCGCTGGCGGGGCGGCTGGTTGTCGTTGGCCGACTTGATCCGCATCAGGCCGGTGACGGTCATCGTCTGGTTCACGTCGCCCACCATCTTGAAATAGACGTAATGGGCAAACGGAAGACGGAGCCTCTCGCAAAGTTCATCCGCATCGTCGTCGGCGTAGGGCTCGACAACGTCGCCGTCATCCGCGTTGTCCAAGGCCTGTTCGTAGGCCTCCACGGCGGCGAGGTGGTACTCCACCTGCCTGGCGACGGCTTCACCCACCATCTTTTCCAGGAACTCGTCCTGGTAGTGCTCGATGTAGCCGTTGATGGCCTCCTGGACAGCATAAGCGTTGTTGTCGAGGTCATCGGTGGCCTTCGCGTTCTCGATGGCGAGAGGGCCGGTGTAGAAATATGAGCAATCAATGAGGTTCATTCTGTCACTTCTTCTTGGTTTTCGACTTCTTCTTGTCGGCGGGGGCCGCCTTCTTGGTGTCGGAGGAAACGACTTCCTTCTTGTCCGCTACAGGAGCGGCCTTGGCGTCTTCTTTCTCCTCCACCTCTTTGGCGTCGTCCACGGGATTCTCGGGAACCTCCTCATCGAGGGGGTACACCTTGAGCGTACCCCTCTTGATGCGGATTTGGTTCTCACGAAGCACGTTGTCCAGGTCCTCGCCTTCGATAACATACTTCATAGCCTACTCGGGTTAGTTGGTAACGGTGAGGTTGCAAACATCCTTGTAGGTCACACTTCCAACGGTGATGGATGCGCTGATGACACATGATCCTGCGGCTACACCGGTGACCACGCCCTTGTTGGAAACAGTGGCCTTGGTCGTGTCGCTCGAAGCCCAGGTCACCACGCTGTCCTCGGGGAGAACGGCGGCTTTCAGGGTGACGGTCTTGGTCTTCTGCACGGAAGCCTCCGGCTTGTCGAGGACTACCATTGCGCTCACTCCACGCATCTCAACGATGGAGACATCTCCGAGGGCTCTCCTGATGTGATTCTCCTGAAGGAGTTTTCCCATTGACCGCCCTGAGATGGCGTAGATCTTATTAGCCTCAGGGTCCATAGTCAGTCAGCGGTGATAGCGGTCTTCACGCTGGCGAGGCTGCCGTATGCGAAGGCCCAAGGCATGTAAACCGGCCAGATGACCTCTTCCTGTGCGATGACGGCAACGTAGTTCTTCAACTTCGTGTCGACGTCCTCAGCGAACTCAATGCTCAGCGAGGTGTAGTCAATCAGGTTGGCAGCGTTGATGAAGTCACCTACGAGGTACTTGCCAACGGGGATGCTGTTCAACTCGATGACGGGAACACCGCCGATGTACTTCACGCCGTTGTTGGCAACGACGAGGCCCAGGTTGCGGCCGGTCGTGTCCTTCTCGGCCATGATGGCGTTCACGGTGATGGGGTTCAGCACGATGGCGCTGGGGCTGTACTGAGCATAGTTCATCACGGCGTAGATGGTGTTCAGCACATCTGCGCTGTTGGGATAAGCGATGCTCTTGTAGGCACCGTGGTTGACGGTACCGGTGGTGTTGGCCGCGCTCAGGCTTGCGCTGTAGGCGAGGCCCTTCACGAGGATCTGACGGTCGTTCATCTTCACGACATCGAAGGTGGTGTTGGCCGCGCTCACGCCGGTGTTGGCCAGGGTGATCTTCATGCCTTCCATGATGTCGGGCTGCGGGTCGTCGAACGTGATGATGGTGTCGGCGCCGCTGTTGTATGAGGTGAACGAGTCAACGTCACCAGCGGAGATGCTCACCACGGCAGAGCCGATGATGGTCTCGACGGGGGTGCAGCCAGTCATGTTGGCAACGCCAAGCAGGTTCTCGCCAGCGCCGTCACCGAACAGCATGCCCCAGTCCTCAGCGAGGTAGATGCGGTCAGGCAGGGTGGCCAGCAACCAGGAGCGCAGGAAGATGCGGCTCTTCAGCATGCGCTTCGACAACTTGATGTGAGTGCCGATGCGGGCGGTGTTGGCAACGACCTCCTTCAGCGTGAACGCGCTCTCGGGGAGTTCGCCGTTCTCGGTGACGTAACGGATGTTGCGGTCAACACTGTCAACCTGGCCAAAGGTGTAGGTGGGGTACTGGGGATCGCCCTGCAGCACGTTCACCACGTCACGCATGTGCAACTTGGCGGGGTTGTACTTGCCGAAGTAGCGCTGGTCCTGCTGGGAAATCAGGTTGTCGCCGGTGTAGTTCGCACCGTCGAGGCCGTTGGCGGTGATGCTCACGATGTCCTTCAGGCTGAAGCCGTCGAAGGCACCGCTCTTGCGGGTGCGGCCCTCAACGAAGTCCTGGAACTTCTCGCTGTCGAACATGGCGTTCAACTGCTCGTCGAACTTGCTGATGACCTCCATGCCGTTGGGGCTCTTGTGGGCCTTCTCAATCACGTCCATGCTCTTCTTGAGCATCTCACGCAACTGCTCGTTGTCCTTCACCAACTGGTCGAACTTGTCAGCGTCGTAACCCTTGAGTTGGCCGTTGATCTGTTCGAACTGGGTGTCGACGTCCTTCTGGGTCAGCATACCCTCGGTGGCCTTGTTGACAACGTCAGCCATCGCACCGAGAATGCTCTCCATGAACTTCTTCTGTTCGGGGTCCTGGATGCTGTCCAGGGCGTAACCGAAGTCATTGATTTTAACCTTCATAATGAAAAAACTCTGGATTTAATGGTTAATGTTTCTCGATTGCACGGTTGAGGCCCCCGAAGAAAGTGCTGCCAGCGGCTTTCTCTTCCTTTTCACCTTCGCCCTCGGCACGAGTGTCGTCTGACGGCTCGTTCTCGGGCTTCTCGGCGTCGGAAGTGGACTGCTCAAGCATGATTGTCGATTTGTAAACTCTGGAATAGCAGTGCGGGCAATAGGCGTACTCGGCGATGTCGGTGATGGATTTCTGCACCATCTCCTCGTCGATGCGCCCGTCGCACTTGCTCAATACGGGCTGGAGGATGGCAAGCACGGCCTCACGGACCTGGGGCTCCAGTTTCGCCATCTCCTCATAGACGATGCCGTCACGCAGCCACTCAAGGTAGCAGTGGGCTGCATCGAGCACCTGCTGTTCAAAGGTGCGCTTCTCGGCCTCGTCCCACACAAACTCCCGTCCACAGGTGGGACAGGTAACGATTACCGCGCCTTCGAGCGCTTTGTTTAGCATGTCAAGTCTCATCTCGTATAGTTTTAAGCGAGCGTCCGAATAGCGCATTTTCAATGCCTGACGGATAAACTCGATGTTTCTGCGAACGTCGCCGGGATTGTCGTTCTTGATGCCGACAAGGAAGGTCTGCGGGTTGGAGCCCCAGTTGGTCAACGTGGAATACTCCCACATCTTCCACTCGAGCACCTTGCGGTGGTCCTTCTCATCACGCTTGATGGCCTGGACACCGATGGAGTGCTCAAGCGTGCGGCCTGCAGCGGCAAACAACTTGTAGTCCTCCAGTGTGTCGCGCCCGATCTGCTTGGCGAGGTTCAGTTGGCCGGTCATCACGAGGTTACCGTCCTTCTCCTCGCCCTCCAGGGGCACACCAAGCAACTGCGTCACGTCGTGGTTCAAGAACCACTTCATGCGGGCGATGTTCTCCTTGAGGGTCTTGGTGAACGAGCCCGGCATTGAGATGTCATTCTGGGAATCAACGACGCCGATGCCGTTAACGGCGACGGTGACGATTCCCTTCACTTCGTCAAGGTCATTCGCCTTGGTCTTGTACAGCAGACGCTGAAAATTCTCCTTCATCTCTTACTTGCGTTTGGTTAATGAAATTCTTAACTCTCTGTATCTCGTCGGGGGTCATCTCGCTGATGAGTTTGTCATACAGCGGGTCTTCCACCCGTTCGTAGCCCTGTTGAGCCCGCCAGTCGTTGAGGCTAATCAACGCACTCTCGAACTCAATCTTGCAGCGGTCGGTGATGGAGCGGTGAACATCCTGCTCCTCCTTCTTGCCCGTCTGCAGGCAGTCCACGTCGCTGAAGTCGGCGTCCAGGTACAAGCCGTCCTTGTCGAGGCCAAGGAAATAGGAGAACTCCTGGCAGAAACGCTGCACCATCGGGATGACAACCGACGAATACACCGCCTTCTCTGCAGCCGCCTGGTTCGCATAGGTGGACTGATCCTTTCTCGGCACAAGCACACTCGGGACACCGTATAGCCCGGCGATGATGATGGCGTCAGCCAGCGTCTCCTCGAAGGGTTCCAGTTCGGTGATGCTCAGGTTCGTCCTGATGAACTGCAACTTCACGTCGCTGATGCCGTAGGGGTACTGGCCTTCACCGACACCATACATCTTGTCGGTCTCTTCCAGAATCTGCTGCTTCTCGTCCTTCGTGAGCGCCTTGCTGCCCATCTCGTCCTTCTGGTCGGAGACGAGCCAGCCGAGCGCACCACGCTTGACATAGATGACGTTGCGGGCCTCGTATACGGCGATGAGGTTGCTGATGGCCTTCATGGCGGCATACAGGCGGCTCTTGGCCTTCAGCGGGTCATTGGGTATCCAGCCCACGGTGTCATCCTTGTCATGGAACACGCAGCGCGGGTCGATGGGCTTGGTGCGGTAGTAGTTCTCCACATCGTGGCGGTAGTA